AAGCACTAAACAAATTTGCTTTAGCCCCGATTGCTTCAACAGGATACTCTACAGGATACTGAGTGTCTCCACCAAGTTCAACTGTTAATACTCTTTTTTCAATGTCTCCCTTTTGGGTTTGAATGGTTACTGCATCTGAGATGTTTTTGATGCGACCTTGTAATTCTAATGAATTTGACATAATTAAATAATTAAAGTGTTATATATATTCAGAAGTTTTGACACTTCTCGCCTGAAAATATTTCAGGACTTTTTCAGTTATTATGGTGTATTTATAATCTTATTACTAATTAGCATTTGTAGAAGTTCCATCATATCCTCTTTGTGTAGGATGCAATATTCTTTTCCTCCTGGTGCTTTATGAAAAATAATAGGGACATCTGTTGGCTGTATAACCATGTCCGCTAATACTTTTTTATACTGTGGGTTTCTCTTGTAGCATTTTGCTTGTATCACAAATGGTCCTGTGTTCATTAGATCTATACCACGATCATCCAACATCTTAGATCCATACCTTGAGGTAACGCAATCTGTAAATCCTAATTCTTTAAAGTCTTTGACCAATTGTCTTTCGTAATTGTGTCCTTTGTTTCTGTTAGTGTTTGCCATATTTATTAAAATCCTTATAAACATAAATCATCTTGTGCTTTACAAAACTTTGTATGTCCTTGTACTCTGTTGATTTATCAAATCCTTTATAGATTAAATAATAATCTTCACCATGTGCATTGGGCCTCATGAAGTATTCTTCTTTACCAGGAACAATCTCATCTATGTTAGCAAGACGTAAAAGTTGACCGCTATCAAACTTTTCTTGCTTACCGATCTTGCCGCCCCATTTATTTGTGGTCCAAGATACCCGGTGTAAGTTCTGATTATTGTCCTCTAAACTTCGGGAATTGCCCCGGTGCTGTCTCTTGCCCATTGTCGCTGTATTCATTGTAGCACGTTGTTGTTAAATTATATTTAAATTCCTGCATACCTGTCTTACCGGTAAACCTCCACCTGACTTTCCATACATGTACCTCTACAAGTTCTTTTTCAAAATCTCGATAAACAGTAATACCATTATCTACTTTGTTAAAGAAGTGGGAAGAACCACTTACGCTGTAACCTGAAGCGACTTCAACCTTCCCATTTTCCTTCTTAAGTTTCTGTGGGTGAGCAACTAACACTACACCACAATCAAATGACTCTTTAAATATTTTTATTTTAGACAACTGCATACCTGTATACTGATGCTCATTCATTCCTCGTTCAATCTTATGCTCTACGAATGCCCAATTATCTATGATTAAAAAGTCTATACCTAGTTTTTTGACTAATTCCTTTCCTTTGTTTAAAATCCCATCAACAGTTAGATCGTTGTCTTTTAGATTTATAAAAAAGAAGTGATCATTTATGAAGTCAATAGCCGGATCTAATTCCTCAGGTTGTAAATTATCTATAGATCCTTTACCAAACCTTTTACCTGAATACTTCTCAATAAGTTCAGCAACATGTACTTTAATTGGTTGTTTCTCAGCAGAAAATATTCCAAACTTCCTTCCCTTCTTTGCTAATTCTATAGCAACTTGATCTACAAAACTAGACTTACCATGTCCAGGGACTCCTGTTACTAAAGTAAATTCACCTGGTCTCCAAGACATTAACTCGTCAAACTTTTCATATCCAATAGTATCTCCCTTAGGCATACCATGATTATATAAGTTGTGTATTTCAGATCGAGAATCTGATGCTTTACTTACACCTTCCAGGGGAAAGGGTTTTGCTTGATCAATACAGTTAGTTAGTTCTTTTGATCCATGTTTAAGTAAAACATCATTGGCATCCTTACATCCATCTGGAAAACTTACTAACCAGACTCTTTCTTTTCCAAGCCTTCTCGATAATTCATCTCTTAATTTAATACCTGGAGCATCATTATCTAAAGCCAGGTATATTTTTTCTTTATTTTCAAACTCATCAATACTATTATCTAAGTATGTGAGGTTTTGATTTCCGGTTGATGCACCATTAGGTACAGAACAAGCGAACATAAGTCTTCCTTCCTGTGATCCGGCCTCATAAAAAGCCATAGCATCAAACTCTCCTTCAGTTATAATACACCAGGAAGCCGGTTTGATTAAGTCGAGACCATACATGATCAACTCAGATCCTTTATTTAATTTAAAGTTCTTCTGTGAATCTCTAAATTTAATATTGATCCTTCTACCTTTTCTTATGTAATTGAATTGTATAACAGGTCTTTCAGCAGACACCTGAGGCATATACTCTACACCCTCGGTAACTCCAAAGTATTCTATTGTGCTTTCGTTTATTCCTCTGTCCTTAAAAAACTTTAACACCTTGTCACTTAATGCAGATGCTTTTACAACAGGCATCTCATACTTAGTCTCATACTCAGCAACAGATCCGTTATCTCCGCAGTGATGACAGTAATAAGTTCCTGTCTCTACCCATACCCTAAGGCATTTTTCATTCTTATTCTTTCTTCTATCGTGTGAACACTTAGGACATTTAGTCTTTTGAGGTTCTGAGTTACTATTTCCATTGACTTCAATGCCAATGTCTTGCAGTTTAGATAAATTATCGCTCATATTATTGCTACGTTTCTTCTGTTGGGGGTGACCTTACTCGTTGTCTCCCACTCTTTATATTGTATTAGATACTTCTCTACGAATTTGTTACCAAAGATTACCTCAGGAGTAACAGAGGACTGATATTTTTGGCTCCAATTTTCTTTACACCACACAAATACATCTACCATCTGTGATCCTGTGACTAACTCACCATCAAACTTTTTAGATAAGATGCTTTTAAATCTCTTCTCATAAGTTCTTGGGTTGTATTTATGGTTAAATCTCTCATTTAGGTAGGATATAACTTCCTTACATACCTTCTGATATTCAAGAGATATCTTTGCATTGCTCTCGGATACTGCAACATCAAACCAAAGGGGAGTAGTTCTAAACTTTGGATGTGCTTTAGTACCTATGTTCTCAACAGTGCCTTTCTCTGATAACTCTGTCATATATCTACTCATAGTCCTAGATGAAGAGTTTAACTCCTCCGCTAGATCTGTTAGTGTTTTATCGCAAAACCCATCTACTGATGTGTATTTGTATATCAGATCGCACAACATGTATGCTAATGGAGACAGGTCGTGTTTCCTAAGCACTTCATATATAATTGTTGTAGATCTAATCATCTTAGTAATATTTTATGGTAGAACAGCAAAGGGTTTTTCTTATTTCTATGTGACTCTATCTTACAATCAAGTGTTACAATTTCTGATAACTTAAACCCATCAGTTTTTTTAATAAAATCATCCCAACAGTTGACAGCAATGTATGAGTCTTCCAAAGTTTTTAACCATATAGTTTTAAATGAATGTCTTTCTCCATCTGTTCCATTTACTTCTTTAGGTTCGGACATAAATTTTATTTGTCCTAGTACAGTTATATTCATTTGATTTTATCTTTAATTATATCTGCAAGAGAAACTGATTTTTGATGCTCAAGTCTGATATGATTTAATATTAAGTTAGTTTTAGTGTAAAAACCTTTAGTTGTTATACTAGGTTCTTTAGTGTTAAAGTATGTATCCAATATTGACAAAAACTTTTCTTCTAAAAACTCAACATGAGACATTGGTTCATACAAAAACTCCTGGATCTCTTCCTTAGAGAAGTTGAACATCCTTGATACACCTACAAAAATGCATAGTCCAAAATATGAGTTGCCTTCCAATACAGGATCTACCTCTAGAGTGTGTGAGTTTCTAACTGCTAGGTTATTTAGTATTCCTTTTTTAATATCTAGTAATTTCATCTTAAAAGTTTAGTTTTTTTACGTCCTTGTATCTTACGTTAAAGGTCTTTCCCCAAACGATTCTACCACTATCACCAAAATCCACTTCTTGTGCCTGTCTGTGTAGTAATATTTGTTTGATCTGTTGCATCGCCAATTGTTTCCCGGACTTTGCAACCTTTTCATCCTCTCTAAATTGAATGTAACTCTGAGTCAGTTCGGTTATTTCTTCGTCAGAGTCTATCTTAACTCTATCTAGCATTGCTTTATGCTTAAAAGATAAGAACTGATCTAGGTCAACCTTGTACTCATTCTCAACATCCGGCTCTAAATGAGATATAAGTCTGTAAGCATCATTAGTGTTTCCTTGAACCCCTTCAATATCAATGATACCTCTTGCTTCCTGGACACTGTTATAAAACTTTTCTCCTTCAATAAGAATAGTTTCTTGTATGTTTTGATTAGCCTCAACAGTAAAAACATCCATATGCCTTCCATCCTTCAGGAAAGCAAACTGTCCGTAGTCATATCCTAAAACAAGCATATATAATTGGATCTGTGCTATGTAGTAAGGAGGTATTCCGCCTTCCCATTTATCTGCATTGTATCCTGAGATTGTTTTGATCTCCAATACACCTCTACCGGACATCTCATCGTGCTTTGTTATTTGTCTATCAATGTTAGCAAACAAGAAAGGGTACTTCTCATTAATGAAAATTGAATTTCTTCTGATGGACTTTCTTAATTTAGTTTTGCTTTGATAGTTATCTATCATTTCAATTGGATCTCCTGTCCAATACTGCCATAGATCAGCCACATAATCTTCTAACAACCTACCATGAAACATAATCTCGTTGTCTATGTTTTTCATGTTGGCTGTACCTACAGACTGATTCCATCTTGTGATCTTGGATGTCCAGGGATTAAGTCCTAATAAGGTAGAGGCATCAGATCCTCCGACCATTCCTTTATATACTAATGTTTTTCTTAATGCAACCCACTCTGCGTAAGGTAAGTTGGCTGTTGGTATTCTAGTTATCTTGCTCATATTTCACAGGTTTGTTTTAGTGATTCTCTAATTACTTCAGATATATTTTTGTTCTTTGATACACATGCCATGTGTAGTTTCTGAACCTCTCTTGGTGTAAGTCTAAAAGTAATTCTAGTTGATAATTTCTCTGTAATTACTTCAGATATATTTTTGTTCTTTGATACACATGCCATGTGTAGTTTCTGAACCTCTCTTGGTGTAAGTCTAAAAGTAATTCTAGTTGATAATTTCTCTGTAATTCCTCTTTTCATCATTTCATTTTAGAAAAAGGGAGGCCTGGTAAGTGCGGATGCTCTTACTAATAATTCTTGTTGGCTTGAGGCCTCCCTAAATATTTATTTGCTTGCTTGTGCTATTGCCTTTTTAGATTTCTCGGCATTGATCAGGGCTTTTAATTCCTTGATCTGATCACTAGTTAAGAGTGATTTGTTAGCAGGTATTCGCTTTTCAACAGCGGTGTAATCCACAGTTACATATGCCAACATAGATTGGTATATATCTGATCCATTTGATGCTTTGTTCCTTTGAAGTTCTTTCGCTTCGTCTTCATCCATTATAGAATCCTCTCCGCTATCTACTATTCCAAGTATAAATAATGCACGATTCAAGGCTCCGGATTGGCATTTCTGATAAGAGAAAGGTTCGTTGGATTTCTTGTGTGCTATGCCATCTGCCACTATCACCTGTTCAGAATTATAAACTTTTCCTGTCATAACAATAATACTATCGTTCATGTCAACTATCTCAGTTTGTAGGGTATAGCCCTCCGGTCTAAAGTAATCATTAAAATAGTTTAGTCTTTCAATCCATGGCACGATATCTACTCCTCTACCTATTGATGTTTTTTTCAGTTTTCGTTTCAGTTTCATTTGTTTGTTGGTTTTTTAAATTGTTTAAATAAAAATTTACTATATAATATTTTCTAGCGTGGAATAAGATGGATTCCCAGTCAAATTTCCAGTCTTTGATCCTACTGTCCATGCATATCTGTTCGTGATAGGTAAGCATAAATATTTTGAAATCTCTTAATGAAAATCTCTTACGATCATGAATAATTTCTTTGTTCTCGTAGTCAAATCTGACCATGTGCTTAATAGGTATTTCATGTCGTGGTAATTGTAATGTCTAATATTGATTAGTTATATAATACTTAGGTAAATGTATGACAATTATATACTACTTGAACTATAGTGTTGTTAATAAGTTATTAACTTGTTAACATTCGTGCTAAATATCGGTAATTATAATGTTGAGTATTTTTTTTGTTTTTCTATGGAAGATTTATTAGAGTGCTTTACGTATCTGTAGAATGCTGTTGATCCATTTGTGTGACCGCTAATATTCCTTGCCTCTATTTCACTTAAGCCTTTTGATAAGTGGTAAGTAATTCCGCTTGCTCTTAATTTGTGTGGAGTTATAATGTCGTAAAGAAATTTTTCCTCATGCACAGGATTCCCATTGTGATCATAAGTATATACTATTTTCTTTTCGTGTAATTGTTTATAGGATTTAAGCAACGTTTTAAGTTGAACTCTAAAGTATTGTTGAGAATGAGAAAAAGATCCCTTCCCCTCCAGGAAATCACGAACATCTTTTGGTAAATAGAAAGATGATATAGATCCGATTCCTTTTTTAGTTATAATAGTAACTTCGCTTCCATCGGATGATGCCTGGAAGTTTACCAAATCACTTACCCTCATGCAAGAGTATAGCATTAGCCTGGTATAATACCAAACATCTTCGAGTTCGATTCCCGGCTTGTTGTTATGTATCAACTCTACTTGTGTTGGATCTAATGCAATGACTTCTGTTTGTAACTCTCTCATACTTTGTAGCCCTGGGAACATATATCCGTAATATGCTTCTGCTTTCTTAAGTGTAGTTCGTATGATCTTAAGGTGTGTTTTTCTAGTGTTATGGTGTTTACAATCGTCCAACATAAGATTCAGATATTTATTTACATGTGACTGTAAATTTCGGGTGACCTTAAGTCTATCCTTTCTATTGTTAACGTTATTAAGATCTAAACTCTCTATGTCAAAGTTAAACTTATAGGCAGTCATCTGATTATACACTTGTCTATAAGAGGTAATAGTAAGATTGGAAAACTTCTTACCATAGTTTAAAATAGATCCATCCTCTAATAGAGTAATGACTTGCTTAAGTAATGAGATAAAACTGCCTGTATTCATAGAAAGGTTTTTTTAAAATTGTGTTATGTGGGTTATAGAACTAACTAGAGTTATCTAATCGTCATCGATGATCTCATCTATCTTATCGGCTACAAAACTATAGTATTCTATAATCTTGCATGACTCTTCAAAAAATAGGGGAGATGCTCCTGTTTTCTTTTGGTTTAATGTACTCTTCTTGGCTTTGGTTCCGTAGATATACTGACATACCTCTGTAGTTGGTATTTCCGGAATTTGAAGTAATGCGTGTGCTTTTTTTCTAAAGATGTCTTGCGATCTTTGCCTCCTTGGTTGTTTCTTCTTATTTCTCATTTTGTTTAGTTAATAATGATACAATTGTAAGTTGACAGACATAGGATTTCTTATGACCCGATCATCTTTATTTTGTTTACAATCGTATTTCTATGTGCCGACTACATCTATGTAATCAGACTTGTACGCTAGTTAAATGATAACTAGGGTGTTAAGATAATGTTTTTTACTTTTACTTGCAAGACTTTACCAATAGTACGCTGTAAATCCTTTGAACAGTTGTCGTCTTGAATTATCTTATGTAACAATTCATTATCGATTGGGGAAAGCAACTCGTCTACTTTATCTGTAACTTTAAAATGTAGGGATCTTAACAGCATCTCATATTTTTGTTTAATATCCATTGACTCTGTTTTTAAGTTTACAAAATCGACAAGGATATCTTGACTGTCAATGATGTTGCTATCAAATTCTACACTAGATATTACTTGCATCACTGCATTGTAATTCCTTCTAAATTCCTTATCAGTTTCAAATAAAGCATCAAAATGTTTAAGACCATGCAATACTGTAGCGTGATTGTTGTTGAAATATTTTGATATCCTTATATAAGTAAGGTTCAACATCTCTCTACATATTTTATAAACAATTCTCCTGGCATCAACATTTTCTCTTGCTCTATCTTTAGCGTGCGGATCTGCTTTAGTTACTACTGCTACTGCATCGCAAATAATATCTATATCGTGGTTTACTGTGGTCATATCTTTTTTCATTTGAGTATTAATTAATTTTTAACTTTCGTTCATCGTCTGACAATGCTAAATTAAGCATTATTTATATTTAATCTGTGAACTTCTTTGTTATATTTTTACTATCGTTCATAGAAAAAGTATCCCATATCATTTTTTTACCTCTTAAACTGTGAAACATATTGTTTATAAATTGCTCACTTGTTCCTTTAGGAAACATCTCTTTTATTTGTGCTTTTAACTCTTGATCTTCTTTACTGCTCATCCCCTTGTCTTGTTAAAAATTCTTGTGCTAGTATTCTTTCTTTAATGTCAAGTACATCATTCATGTACACTGTCGTTTCATCTACCAGGGCTTGAACCTCTAGAAGTTGTGCTGTTATCTCTTTTAAATAAACAAGAGATCGATCCGGATCATATTTATATTTCCTGGAGATCGTGTCAAGGACATTCGTTTTTATAAACTTTCCCATTTTAATATTGGTTCCCATGCTTATGAATTTAATTGTTTGAATTGTATTGTTAAGTTCTCTTTCCAATGTTCCTTATCGTTAATGTATTCATCAATGATCTTCGCTACCAATGGAAGTTCTTCGACTCCTAGCATTGAAAGTTTAGTTACTAAATTGTCTATATGGTTTTGGATATTCATATAAAACTGCTCATCGTTTTCAGCGAACAGATTAATATACTTTTCCAATTCCTTTTCCAATTCCTTTTCTACCTGGTTCACCTTATGCTTTAAGGAGTGCTTGAAAATTGATAGTTCCTTAATATCGTCTAACGCTTCAAGCATTAACTGTCCGTAGATCACTGCTTTCGTTACGCTGTAAAATACTTGCTCTTGTTCTTGTTTCATAATTCTACTTCTTCAACATTAAATATTCTACATAATTTATTATAGGATTCTATTCCCGAGGATGACATTCTCTGTGTCTCCCATCCAAGATCTATTAATTGATCCTGGACTTCTGTTAGTTTTTTACTTGTTATAACTGCCATTGTTTTTGATTTTAGTATGCACTTATTGGCATAGATTGATTTTGACTATATGTTTGCTCAAGTTCCTCACCTTGTAAATAAATTGGTGCTGTCATCCTGTGCATGATCTTTGCTAAACTGTCTGCGAGATCTACCAGGTGTTTAGACTCATCCCAATTTTTAATTGTACAATCGTTACCAATTCTACCTAAAATTCCACCTCCTAAATAGTTTTGGTAGGCTGTCATTTTTTCTCCTGGATAACCCTGGTTTTCTAGGCATATTTCTATACCTCCGCCTCTAGTAGTTACCTGTTGTCTAATAATATTTAAAGTTTCCATTATACTGAGGTGTTTAAGATTGCGTAAATCTGATCAAGACAATCGCTGTCTGTTGGCTGCTCCTCTTCTTTGTCTGCTTCATATTCAATAGCATCCATAATCGCATCCAAAACTCTCATCATTCCAAATCCCTCTGCTTTTTCTGTAGAGTCTCCATTGTCTATTAATTCCTGTGCTTGTTCTCTCATGCTGAAACGATCCGGGGTGACCTCATCAGATTCAATGATCTCAATCCAAGGACATGCTTTATTGTATAGGGAGAGAGCAAGAGACTTATTACCTATAGCAGTCATAAGAATATTTAACTCGTTACGTTGTGATCTACCATTTCTATATACTCTAGGATCTTCTGATCTTTCGTAATACCAATCGTGGTTTTTTAAGGCTTTGTTTAATTTGATAATCGCATTAAGGTTTTCAATAGTCTGCATTGTAATTGTTTTTTAGTTATACAAAGACGCTTCTCAGCGTTTCGCCTGGATCTCACAGGCTCGTCAGTTTGTTTTATTTTTTTACGTGTAGAATGAAATTTGCTACTGCATCTACGACATCTTGAATACGTCCATAAGGAACGACATCCAATAGGGTCTCTCTGTATTCGTTATCAAGAAACCTTTCATCTCGACTTATTTTTCCTACTACAGGCATGAGCCAATCCCAAGAGGTGTGGTATTTAAGTTCATCAAGGTATATGATATCATTACCTTGTGGGGTTTTTACTATCATCATTGACTTGTCGTTATCATCAAAAATCATATCCATGTATTCTGCTATCAATCCGTTATAATAATCATTTGCTGTAATTATATTAATACTATCCATTGTTAGCCTCCTCTCTTTCAGTTAATTCATTATCGTATGCAGCCAAGTCTATAGCAAACCAAATCTGCTCCATTGTTGAATCGTTGGTTAGTGCATCGTATAGCACTTCTTGTGCTTCGGCTTCAGTACAATCATACCTTCCAAATACATCTTGTGTTGTCCAAAGATTGTCTATAAATTTTCCTCTTGACTTTAGTTCTGCCATTAGGTCTCCTGTACTGTGTTCCTGTAATATTTTATTGTTTTTCATATTGTTGAGTTTAAATTGTTTGTGTGTATAATTCGTTTACTATTTCTTCGCCTATTATGTAAGTAATCATGTTTACCAGGGCTTCAGAATCTTGATAAGATCTAACAGATTCAGCACCAAAATTCTCTCTTTCGTAATCTTGCACAAAGTTGAGACCATCAAAAATATTGATGTCGTGACTCTCTAGCCATTGATTACAATTGTAGTAACCAATTAAATAATAGTCCTGGTTAAATGCCTCCTGGTGTAAATCGTTGTCTTCGCTATTCCATTTAACATCGTTGTTGTCAGCGACAAAATCATTTAGGTACTCTTTTAATTCATTTTTAATTGTTGCAGTATTCATATTGCTTAGTTTAAATTAGTATTAATCAGACTTCCCGGAGGAAGTTTCGCCTGGATCTCACAGGCTCATCAGTGATCTTAAGCCTGGGCTGTAATGTTGTCCAGGGTGTCTGCTATTGCATGTAGATCTCTAAGCATGAAAATATCATGAGAATATAAACGATCTGCTTCTGCTCTAAGGTTCGTGTAGTAATAACCATCGTAGATTCCGTAAAGAGAGTTAACCAGGTCAGATGCTCTGAAGCCTCCGTTACGTAAGTTGTTGATCGTTGTTTGAATGAAAGACATCATCATTGGATTGAAGTTTGAATGTCTGTCGAATCTTGCTGTGGTGTTGTAATTTGAATTTGTCATAATAATAATATTGAATAGTTTAAATTAAATTGGTAGTTAATAATTGTTGCTTCTTAAGAAGGCTGCGGCTAATCCGATTGGTAATGCGATTGCTATTAAGATCATGGCTTATTGGTTTACAGAGTTAATAAATCTTAAGGCTTCTTTTTTGCTAGTAAATTCTGTACCGCCTGCAAAAGGCTTATGTAAATCTTCTTGAAATAGTTGATTGAATGGATCAGAAGGATCTTTGTAGTAGTTGAAATCAACACCATGCTCGCCCCAATTACTGTATGATATTCTAGCGTTGTGGACATTGATACCTATGAAGTTTGGAAGGTATTCTGTTTGCAGTTCTGTACTTAAGTAATTCATAATTTCAGTTTAAATAATTGATATTCAGTTAATAAGCGTTTCGAGTGTCATACTCGTTGAACGATGGTACAAATATAACAACCTTTTTTATTAACAACCAAATGTGAATAACACTTTTTTTAGTAAATACCTCTGTACAACCTGTAAACGCTAGGAAAAAAACTTTAAAAAACTTTTTGCACGATAGTAAATCACGCACGATTTTCGCACTATTTCGTCCGCCCGAGATTTTTTTTGGGGGGTAATTACTATGAATTGGGT